TTTATTGATCACATTCACATGATCAGTGCTGCAGGAGGAGAGAACGAAACTTCAGAGATCAACAAGATCATGCATAAGTTCAGAGAGCTATGTGAAGAACTTGATATCTCTATTGTTACTGTCTCTCACCTAAGAAGACTTGATGGTAACAAGGGGCATGAGAATGGAGCTGAGATAAACCTTAGTCACCTTAGAGGCTCTCATGTAATAGCTCAGATAGCTGATTCTGTTATTGGTCTTGAAAGAAACCAACAGGCAGAAGATGAAAGTGAAGCTAGAACAACTAAGCTAAGAGTCCTCAAGAACAGATACTCTGGTGAGGTAGGAGATGCAGGTTCTATTATCTACGACACAGTAACAGGTAGATTGACTGAGTTAGATCTGAGCGATATGGAAATTACTGAGGAGACTATCTTATGAGTGACGATAAATTAAGAATGGTATTCGATGTAGAAACTGATGGTGTTAAGTATACAAAGATATGGTGCATTGTAGTTCAGAATGCAGATACTGAGGAGATAGAATCCTTTGGTCCTAATGAACTACATGAAGCTGTAGCATTACTTAATACTGCAGATACCTTAATAGGACATAACATTCTGACCTTTGACATACCTTGTGTAAAAAAGATACTGGACTATCCTGACTTTGCTAAAGGTAAAGAGATACTGGATACATTAGTTCTTTCCAGATTATGTAGTCCAGACAGGAAGCCAGGACACAGACTAGCTGATTGGGGAACCTTACTACGTTATCCAAAGATAGAGTTTGATGATTACAGTCACTACTCTATGCAGATGCTGAAGTATTGCATTAGAGATGTAGAGCTGAACACCAGGGTATTCCATGAGCTACGAGAAGAAGCTAGAGGATACAGTAGAAAATGTATTGATCTTGAGCATAGTGTCGCTGAGATATTAGGTGAACAAGAGAGACATGGCTTCTTACTGGACTTCGATAAGGCTTCTGGTATTCAGAGTGAGCTTCAGAAAGACATCATCAAGACTGAGAATAGTATCAAGGAAGTCTTCAAGCCTAAGATCATAGAGACTAAGCTGTATCCTAAGTACAAAAAGGATGGCAGCGTAGCAAGAAACGCTGTATCTGAATGTGGTGGAGGCACTAGGCTAACTGATGATGAGTATCTTGAGATGCAGCAGACTGATAAAGATCATGTTGTCAGGACTGAAGTTAAAGAGGTAAATGTATCTAGCAGGATTCAGCTCATTGAATACTTGCAGGAGTTTGGATGGAAGCCTACTAAGTTTACTGATAAAGGCAGAGCAATACTGAATGAGAAAGTATTAGAGACTGTCACAGATATCCCAGAAGCTAAACTAATTAAGCATTATTTCCTGTTAGAGAAGCGCATAGCGCAGCTTAACTCTTGGATAGAGGAGGCTAACCCTTCAACATTTAGAGTACACAGTCATGTCATACACAATGGAACTGTGACAGGACGTATGACTCACAGGAAACCAAACATGGCACAAGTGCCTAGTGTTAAGGCTCCTTATGGTAGAGACTTTAGAGGTTTATGGAGAGTGCCTTCTAATTATAAGTTAGTAGGTATTGATGCTTCAGGACTTGAGTTAAGGATGTTAGCTCACTACATGAATGATAAGGATTACACTAATGAAATCATATCAGGAGACATACACACAGCTAACCAGCACCTTGCAGGACTTGAATCTAGAGATCAGGCAAAGACATTCATCTATGCACTCTTGTATGGAGCAGGAGATGAAAAGCTTGGGAGTGTGGCTGGAGGAAACAAAGAAACTGGAACGAGACTTAGAAAATCTTTCTTCGATAATCTCCCTGCATTTGCAGATCTTAGAAATAGAGTATCAAGAGCGTTCCAAAAAAATGGATATCTAAAAGGACTTGATGGCAGAAAGCTTGGAGTAAGGAGTGAGCATAGTGCTTTGAATACTTTGTTGCAGGGTGCAGGTGCTATCGTTATGAAAGAAGCGTTGGTTATATTGAATAATAGCCTATCTCTTTATGACACTCACTTTGTTGCTAATGTCCATGATGAATGGCAGATAGAAGCTGAGTGTACCATAGCTAATCAAGTAGGTAATCTAGGAGTGCTTGCTATTGAACAAGCAGGTAACTCTTTAGAACTTAATTGTCCTCTTACTGGTGAATACAATGTAGGTAATAACTGGAGCGAGACACACTAATGAATCTATTTAAACATACTCCATGTATTAAGTGTAAAACTACAATACCAAAAAATTTTACCAGGAAAGAAAAACATTTTTGTAACAGTTGTAAAAGACATATGAAATTTTCTCCTCAGAATCAAGACTATTACATAGGACTTGTTAATCAGAAATTATTAAGTCTCTACTGGAAAACCACAAACAACAATGGGATCAATTATGGACAACCTTATAGTGAAATCCATCTACAACAAACTAGATAAACTGAATGATGGAGCTATTGATTTATCAGATGAAGCTATAGAACAGACAGGTGAAGCAATTAAAGAAGTTATTAAGCATTGGGCTTCTCCTCAACCTTCTAATGAGTTTACTATCAGGATGTCTAACATAGGAAAACCTCTAAGGCAGCTCTGGTTTGATAGTAGAAAGACTAATAGCTTCCCTTCTAGAATAACTCCACAGACTTTCATTAAGTTTTTGTATGGTCATCTCTTAGAAGAAATAGTTCTAATGTTATTACGAATGACAGACAACAAAGTAACTGATGAGCAGAAAGAAGTGTCTCTGGATGGTATCAAAGGACACATTGACTGCAAGATAAATGGTGAAGTAGTGGATATTAAGACTGCTTCTAACTTTGCATTCAAGAAGTTTGCTGATAATTCTTTGCATGAGAGCGATACATTTGGTTACCTTATGCAGTTGTCTGCGTATGAGACTGCTGAAGAAACCACCAGAGGAGGCTTTCTTGCTATCAATAAAGAGACAGGAGAGCTTACTACTTATGAACCAGGAGAACTGGTTAAGCCTAATGCCAGAGTCAAGATTGAAAAAATCAAAGAAGCTATAACTAAAGACGATCCCCCTGCATTGTGTTATCAGCCTGTAGCTGAAGGTAAATCAGGCAATATGAAGTTAGCTGTTGGTTGTGTGTACTGCGCTCACAAACATGATTGTTGGCAGGATAGCAATGGAGGCCAGGGACTAAGAGCATTTAGATACTCTAATGGTCTAAAGTATTTAACCAGAGTTGCAGTTTTACCTAAAGTAGATGAGGTGGCTTTACTATGAATGCCAAGCTAATGAAAAAACTAAATAGAACAGCAGAAGAATATTGTATGGCTCTGTTAAAAGAAAACTTATCAGATGAAGAAGGGGCCAAAGTAACTAAAAACTCTATATCTAAAACAGAGTATGCCAACAATAATTCTTACTATTATGCTATCGCTATGTCTAGTAAAGGAATGAAGTCTATATTAAAAAGACTTCTTAAAACTAAACCACTAGAATCTATATCATTATTAGATGTAAAAAATTATTGTCAGCAAACAGGCAGAGGTTAATGCAGAGAAAAAGAAAGAAACGTCCACCTGATTTAAGAAGATCTAAGGGTGGATATGATTCTGCCTTTGAAAGAACTTTACACGCTACAGTTCTTAAAGATTGGGAACATCATGGAGATACTGTTGACTATGTAATTGAACATAAATATGAGCCTGATTTTACAAAATGGTTTGGTAAAAAAAAGATTCTGATTGAAGCAAAAGGAAGATTCTGGGATCACGCTGAATACAATAAGTATGTATGGATTAGAAAAACATTAGCTCCTAATACTGAATTAGTTTTTTTATTTGCTGACCCTACTTTACCTATGCCTTTTGCCCAAAAAAGAAAAGACGGTACTAAAAGAAGTCATGGAGAGTGGGCCAGTAAAAACAATTTTAAATGGTACACCTCTGATACCTTACCTGAAGAGTGGAAATCTGATGAACGATTGGAAGAACAGCTTGCCTAAAACAGATATTAAAATGAGCCTGGACGATGAGCCACCTGAAGCTTGGGACAGAGCTTATAATGCAGGTAAACCTAAAGAATGGAAGGAGGAGAAAGTGGCATATGAAATTTTTAATGGTTCAATAGTAGATGATAAAATTAATCCTAGCCACTACAAAACAGATACTATTGAATGTATAGATGCTATTGAAGCTATGTTAACTCCAGAAGAATTTATTGGATACTTGCGTGGAAGCATTATGAAATATGATTGGAGGTATCCTAATAAGAATGGTGTGGAAGATCTCAATAAGGCTCAATGGTTTAAAGATAAATTAATAGCTAAGTTAAAAGAGGGCAGGTTTCCATGAGTAAAAAGAAAATAGAACAACAATATATCTACAAAGCTGAAGTAGATCGTGTTGTAGATGGGGATACTGTGGATGTCTTACTGGATTTATCTTTTGGTGTTTATCGTAAGGTTAGACTTAGAGCCAATGGTATAGACACCCCAGAGTCACGAACAAGAAACAAAGCAGAGAAGGTATTGGGCCTAGCAGCTAAGAACAGAATGAAGGTACTTTGTGGTAAAGCTATTTATATTGAGTCTCTTAATGGAGGCAAACTAGATAAATATGGAAGGCTGTTGGCTGATATGTTTACTCACGACAGTAAAAGAAACATCTGTAAACTATTAATAGAGGAGGGCCACGCTATCAAATATGATGGTAGTAAGAAGACCCATGTATGGGCATGAATTGCTGGGTCTGTAAAACTGAACTTATCTGGGGTGGTGATCAGGATCTTGAAGATGACGATGATCACGCCATGATGACAAACCTTTCTTGTCCCGAATGCAATGCATTGGTGTTTGTATACTATGGGGAAAGTAAAACCCCTACCGCAGCCTGTTAAGCACAATTCTAATTTGAATGAAAAGATAGGGGAATAATGATATTACACACAGGAGAAAACGATGTCTATACTAAACTGGTTTAAAAACTTATTTGCTGAGTCTGAGCATACTTTTAATGCATCAGGAAAATATGTTAAGAAAAAAACAGAAGATGTAGTAGAAGAAGTAAAGAATACTGTGTCTGAGGGACTTGAAGAAGTTAAAGAAAAAGCTGGTGAAAAAGTAACTGACATAAAAAAAAGAGCAAGAGATAAATTTGGTAGATTTATTCCTGATGATCCTGCTACTGAAAAGAATGAGGCTTACAAGGATTAATGGAGCTTGCTTTCTGTCTAGGGTTTATTGCTGGTTATTTGATTTGTAAACTATCAATATAGACTTTTGAATCATGGATTAGAATATCATCCCAGGCAGTTACACAAGTAGCTGTAACAGGAAAGTTCTCCTGTATATGCTCTTTTATTTTGGCACAATCGTCTAGTTGATAATCGCCTTCAAAGGTATCAAAGTTAATCCAGACTTGTAGTGATATAAGATATAAAGTAGTAATCATAAACAGTCACCACTTTACTTTATGTGACCAGTACCTAGCTGACATCTTAGAAGGCTTGGCATCTTGAGCATTATGTCTAGCATAGTAAGACTTCTTCCTGGCTTTATCTTTAGCAGTCTTAGGATTTTTACCTGCTCCCCTAACTCCTTGTTGCCCAAACCTTATAAGCTTTAGCTCATGTCCTTCTTGAGCTAGTACCATGTGAGATTTAGTTTTATGATCTGGAGTTCTTTTAGGTTTGTTTACACCTTTAAGCCTGTGCTTTTTAAGCATGGCTTTTTTTCTATCTTCATGGGCCATAATTATTTCCTATAAGATTTAGTTTTTTTTGCAATCTTTTTAGGTTGGGCTGAATGTTGTTTGCCTTTTTTTGTATCTGCTCTTTTCTTTTTAGTAGTGGCTGCATACTCTTTGTTACTAAGAGACTTAATAGCTTTTTCAGGTAGATACCTTTCTCCTGTTTTAGCACTAGGTTTACCTGATTTAGTACGCCACTTCTGCTTAGTCCAGTTCTTTAAAGATTTCTGTGATTTTTTAAGAGGCATTATGTGTATCCCCCACCTTTCTTTTTATATTCAGAAGCCAATAACTGAGCTTTTCTCGCACTCCATTGCCCACTTTTACCGCCTTTTGTACCTGCTTTAATTTTATTAAATAAGTTCTTACGCATAGTAGGCTTAGTATAATTACCTGCTTCATTAACTTTACTTTTACTTTTCTTTCTGGTCTGAGTTTTCTTCTTTGCTGGCATCTTCTTCCTCATCTAATTCTTTATAGTAAGTGACTATAGAAAGTACCTGACGTATATATCTTTTAAGTTCTGCCATATTAACTGATAGATTTTCATACCCTGTAGGGCTGACACCATAGTATACATTAGTAGGTGCGTTGCCTTCTTTCAAGTCTGTAAGATACTCATCCATAATGTCAGGAGTCAATACTCTCCATTCTACAGGTTTTGTCCTTACCTGATTAGGTAAAGGAGGATGATATATAGCAGCAGGTTTAGTAATAGTAACTACTTCTACTGGCTTTACTTCAGGTATATAAGGATCTTTACCTAGTAAACTACAGCCACTACTGGATACTACTAACAGGATTAGTAAGAGTTTCAAATTCATTCAAGACCCCTTTAGTTCCTTTGTTAATAATGTTCTCTATCAGTTTAGGCTTTCTTAAACTAAGAACATTCATATTGTGTTTATCAAATTTACTTTTAAGGTTATTAACTTCTGCAAGAGCTTCCTGGTTCTGCTCTTGTAATAGATTAATCTTTTGAAATGTAATTTTTTTATCTTCTTCAGCCTTTAACACTTGATCATTAAGACCCTTAATGCTGTTCTCTAGTAATAACTGATTGTCTGCAGACTGTCTTAACTGTGCTGCCATTGTTTCTTTTTCAGCTTCAGTTTTATCGTAATATAATTTAAAACCACCTGATACCACTACTAAAGCTATTCCAAGACCTGCACTTAGTTGCCACATATGTCTACTCCTACTCGTAGAGGGGCTGGTTTTTAGAAACTCTCTTAGGGACACAATATGCGGTAACATTTTTCTGGCGGTAGTAAGGTCTATCATTAGGACTCCACTTGCCCTGCTCTATTGCACTTGCAAATACATTGCACCTATATACATCCCTAAACAGCATCTCATTATCTGACACTACTTCACCATCTACAACCACTACTAACAAAAATACCATCAACATCTATGTCTGCCGCATTTTCTTATGTTGCGTTGTCTTTCTTTTAACTGTTCTAGACGTTCTTTAGCTGCTTCAATCCTTGATTCTTTTATGGCTCCGTAAAGAAACCATCCAGACCAGCATAAAAACAACAAAGCAATAATAATGAAAGCAGCAGTAGCTCTTTCTTTTAGCTTGCGATTTCTTTCTTTACGCTTCTTATGGATATCTTTTAAATACTGAAGGTGCTCTCTTTCTGATTCCTGTCGGATGCGTTCAGCATCTCTCCAGACATCTGACATGCCAGCCATCATAAGATGGTCTTTAATTTTCCTTTCTATGTTTTTGATTTCCCTACGCTTTATAGAGAGATCCATCGCCTCTTTAGGGGTTAAAGGGCGTTTAAGTTTTTTCTTCTTTTCCCAATCATCCAGCTTTTGGGCAGTCGTGCCAAACTTACCCAACAAAGAAGCAGCTTGCTGGGCATTAGCTTTACCTTCCTTGAAGGTGGAAATAGTATTATTGATTGCAGATATAGCACTGGTGATTGCTGCAAGTTCAGCAAACATTTACATTATAGAGCTTCTAATCTTAGGCAAAGACGTTCAGCTCTAGCTCCTACTTGTCTATGCCATCTACTATCTCTAGCTTCAGCCCCTGCTAAAGTCCAGTTATGAGATTGTAAAGCAGCAATATGTTTAGAAAATCCACTATACCTGGGCCTACCAAGATTAAACATCATGTTTACGCAGACTTCTTTTACTTCATCAGGGAAACCACTCCAGATACTTTTACCAAACATTATTTCACATTCATTAATAGATATTTCCAGATCAGTCTCAAAGACTTCCCATATTCTATCTTCATCTACTTCTGTTCCTGGGGGCTTACCATATTCAGGATCTGATTCTAATATCTTATGACCTATACCAAAGGTAGGTACGCCTTCTGAACATAGATAGCATTCATGTTTAATGCCTTCATCTATTTTTAGTTGTTCAAATACGTTTTGTTTATTCATTATTTAAATTTACCAAGCTTCCCTGCTTCATTTAAAAATAAAGCTTTCTCTAATACCTCTTCCATTGAGTCAGATTCTTTAGCTAAATCATAACCTATTTGATTATTTTCAATATCTTTTCGTATACCTCTTTTATCATCAAAAGAATACTTATCTCTAAAATCTATAGCTTTTTTAGCCAATTTTGGATTATCCGAATAGTATGCAGCAGCACCTAACATAACGTGTCTAATAGAATCACCTGTACCACGCAGTCTAGATTCAAGGCTATATTCTTTATCAGAATCTATAGCAAACTTTAAGTGTTTTGGTTTAAATCCTATAAGTTTAGAAATTTCCCCATACGCTATGTTTTTAAAACTACTTTGATTTATAGAACTCCCTTCAGCTTTATTAAGTCTTTGTTCTTCTTCATCTACATAAAATTGAAACTTGCCTTGATCTAACCGCCTTTTAGCGTGTTCACGAGCCGTATTTATTATTTGTCTATCCATAGGGTTTTCCATGTTCCACCCCTTTTCTGGCTCCATGTTTTGCATATACTCTATAGCTTCTTTACTTTGTGTAGGAACCAGCGTAGGAATTTCAATTTTTTTACCCTTATACATCATATCAGTAGAGAACTCAGTCATGGTTCCCCCTGTAATCTTATTCTTTATTTGCCCAAGAAATCCTATTGCAGATTTTCTAGAACCATCAGCACGAAACATAGAAGGATCTACTTCCCTTCCTGTAGCTAACTTTTTTCTTGCCAAGGCTTTAAGTACCTTGCCTCCTTCCATAAAAAAAACACTGTCTATGTTTATTTCTTGATCTCTAAGTTTCTTCTTACCTTTTATACTTTGAGGACTTAAATCAACTTTAAAATCATCAGCGTTTGCATATATTAAATTTTTATCTTTTTTAGCAAGGACTAAAGGTCCAACCTGTATAACTTCTGAGGCAGACTTTAAGGGCTTCATAGTTGCTTTGTCATAAAAATAAGAATGTTTATAAGGATTCATACCTACTTGAACCCATTCATCACTATCTAGTAAATCCAGAGTTCTTCTATAAGTTTCTATAGGATTATGATTAACCCAATTTCCCTCAATACGAGCAATAGTTCCTTTAGCTTGTCCCATTGCAATATCTAAAGCATCTTTTGGATTAGTAGTAAACTCCACATTTTTTAATATAGCAGATTGTCCATAAGCAAAAGCCTTGCCCCCTTTCCCAGGCTCATGCAAAGTTACAGCCCAGACACCTCTTTGATCATACGCTGGTATATCTAGCCTAGAAGAAACTCTACGCCCTTCATCTACAGAAATATCAGCATCTATAATGCCTCTACCACCTGTTAAAGTTTTCTTACCTACAGCCCCTTTAACCTCTACTAATGTGGGGAACTCAGGTGCATTTTCTTTTGTATACAAGAATGGAGGAAATTCCTCATCAACTAACTTATTATGTTTTTTTATAGGTTTTTTACCTGCTAATACTTTCTGTAAGGATTCAATAACTTCTGGCTCTTGTTTTTGCCTTTTACTTTCTGGAAGTTTATTAGCTTCTTGCCAAGCAGCTATATCTGCCTCATCCATGTTCTCAGCAATCGTTGCGTCACGCCCTTTATTTAATTTTTTAAACTGATCTAATGAAACAGTCGTTAGATTTTCGTCTAAACTTTTAGCTACATCATCTACACTTCCATCAGGGGTAGCATTAGCTAGATTCTTAGCCGCTGTACTTTCAAATGCACCTACTGCTTCATCTCCTGAAGCTTTCAATAAAGCTTTGCCTAGTTTATAGACACCACCGCCTAATCCAAACTTTAACCTTTGTAAAGGATCAGAAGTTATGCCTCCACCTGCAAGTCCTAGTCTTTTAATAGGGTCTTCTTCATCTCTAAAAGGGATACCTGCCTGGATGTTGTAAGGTAAGCCTGTCATCTTATCTATTCTTTCATCAGGCTCTGGTGCTGCTCTAGGTACATCTACTTCACCACCTACTGCATACTTTTCTGCTACATCTATAGCTTGAGAGACTATAGGAACAGTCTCACCTATTTTCTTAGCAGCATCTTCAAAGTCTTCTTCACCTAAAGCACTGGCTATAGCTTTAATAGATTCTTCCATGTATCCCATTGCTGGTGAAAATCCACCAGTAAAATTATCTCTAGATGAAATGTTATATTTAATTGTTTCAGCTATTTTATCTACAGCCCAATTATTAACTTGGCCTGATATTTTTAATCCTCTAAAAGCTTTATCAATATAATCTTCATCTTCATAAGGATCTTCTTTAGCACTAGGATTAACAAATCCTTTCATTTCTCTAAGTCCTGCATAAATAGGAACAGCAGCTAACATTTTTAACGCTAGTCTTGCATCTCCATCTTCTACTCTAATTAACAATCTATTTAATTGAGCAGACTTACCCATAGTCCATGATAAAAATTGACCCATTGATCTAATAAAAGGATTGTGGTGTTGAGTGAATAACAATCTATTCCCCATTAAAGGTATAATTGCATCTCTATCTGCAGACTGTCTTCCTGCTATATCTAAAAAAACATTCGCTCCTGCAGTATCTCCAAAAGCTTCATCTACAGTTTTATGTTTTCCAATAACTTTTAAATTATCCTTAGTTAATCCCATTGTTTTTAATTCTTTTAGCTCAGAATTACTAAGTTTAGTTTTTTTCGCTAAGTTGTAGGCTCTATTAACACCTACATCATAAGCAAAATTTCTAGCTACATTTGTAACTTTTTTTAAACCTACTAATTTAAAATAAATATCTTGAGTATTAGCTAAAAATGCTTGTCCTCTGGATTCAATCATTCCTCCAGAAGTAAAATTCATTAACTCTCTTTCCCAAGTATTGTCATATTTAAAGTTTCCTTGCTTTGCAAAACTTTTTGAAGGTTTTTGCAATGCAACTTTAGCTGCTGTACCAAAACTACTATTAATAAAAGGCTGTAATAAATCAGGAAGGTTAGCAATAGCAACAGTTGTTAGATACTTCATATTAGCTAATGCTTGAAGTGTTCTTACAGCAGTTGTAGCTGTTTGCCCTACTTCTCCTTGTAGAGGTCTACCATATCTTCCCCAAAAAGCTTCTATTCCATTTACTATTAAATTTTCATAATTTTCTCTTTCAGAGGCTATCTTTTGAGCTTCTTTTGGATTTAAATTAACAGCAGATTTTTTAAAAGCATCTCTAGTCCTATTAAAAGCAAGATTAATAACTTCTCCATTAGGTCCAAATGTTTTAGCAAACTCTGCTACTTTAATTGTTTGTAATCCATACTCAGTTAATACTTCTTGAGCATCTAATTTTAACCAGCCTTTCTCAGCTAAAAACTTAACAGCCGCTTTATCAGTTAATTGTCGTGTATTTTCAAAATAAACAGCTTCTTTTCTAAATGTTGTTAGTCCTGTTTCAGGATCACGATCAAAAAAATCACTTCTTCTAGATTGAACTGTGTCTCTAAAAGCAGGTTTAGTTGTTACATTAGTAGCAAAGTTGTCTGCATTAAGATTTTTGCCTCCATTTCTTTTCTGTATATCAATGGCTGTTTCTAAATCTTTAACAAAACTAAAATAATCTGCATCTGCCTTTGCTATATTCCACAGTTGAGGAAGACCATAATCTTCTCCTAAATCTTTAAAAGAAATACCTGCATCTTCGACTAATCCTTTAACATACTTTAATTGTTCTTTGTAACCAGAAACTGCTTCTTTAACAGTTATTAATTGATTATTTGTTAAAGGAGCTAAATCTCCTGCTATTCCTTTATAACCAGCTTTAAGAGAATTTATATCTGTAAATCCTCTCATTACTTCACCAGCTACAGTATTAACTGTTCTATTAGCTTCATTAAGCTGTAACATACTTTTTTCTGTTATAGTGCCTACTTGTTCTAAAATATTTTTAGCTTCAGGCAATGTAACAACAGAATTTAATCTTTCAAAAAAATCAGAATGTAATCTTTGTACTTTGGCTTCAAGAGAATAAGCATCTCCTGTTCCTATGCGACTAAATAATTTATTACCTATTACTTTAGCCCAGCCTCCAGCAGCATCCATTTTAGTTGCGTTAGTAGAAGAAGTCATAATCTTTAACTTAGCCATCGCTCTACCAGCTAATGAGTGATACGCTTCATTAATAACTAAATCACCATTAGCCTTTTGAACATCAGTTAGAGCTGCTGATTTATTTAATCTTCTGCTTAAATGTCCAAATCCTGCCCCTCCAAGTAATCCCCAATACATCCAATTATGATCACTATCATCATCAAACATATTTCCTATTACACCGCCCCCTGCTGCACCTACTAATGGTCTTACAGCTTCTGCCATCAACGATGCAAAAATATTTGTGGATAGTTTATTTTTAGAAGCTAAGTCTTCTATGGTGTCAAAAATAGCATCAGATTTAGATGTAACTAAAGACATTCCATCTTGATCTATATTAGTTACAAGTTTTTTCTTATATTGATTTAATTCAGTTATTCTAGCCTGTACTTTAGTTTTATTATATTTAGGGTTAGTTAATCTTTTTTCTAAAGTTTTAAGAATATTATCTACTTTTGATACTTGAATTAATCTGTCTTGATAACCTAACTCATCAAAAGAAAGTTTTTTTGCTGACTTTTCTAATGATGCTACTGATTCTTGAATTGTTTTTACTTCTACTGTAGATAACACAGGATCTGCATTTATCTTTCCTTTTTCAGCTCCTGATGCTCTCCAAAATGCTCTAACAAAATCTGCTTGTGGGATATTTTCTCCATCTATAGCACGTTGTCTAAGTTGAGAAAGTTCTGTTGGTTGTCCTTGTAATGATTTTCTCCACCAAGCTCTTACATGATCAGCTTGTGTAACTACAGGAGCTAAATTTTCTTTAGGAGTTGTAACTGTGTCTACTTTAGTACCGACAGATGTTTCTGTTTTTACAACATTTTCTGAAGTTTCTTCAATTAATTCTTTAGCTTCTTTAGAAAATCCTCTTAACGCTGCATCTATTCCTAAAGATGCTGCACCACCAATAGCAGCAGTAACTCCAATAGCAGTAGGGTCAGTTATTTTACCTTCAGTGGCTGTTTGACGTAGTGTTTCCAGACCTCCTTCGTAGGCTGCAAATTGACCAGCTCTTGCTGCCATGCCTCCTGGCAAAAAAGCATACGCAATGTTGACAGGATCTAATACATAATTACTGACTTCACCTACAGTCATTGCAGTTGTATATTTATCAGGAGTTATACCAGCAAATTCTGGATACTCTTCTTTTATATCAAACTGTCTTCCTATTTCATTAAGTTTGGAGTGTAGTTCAAAGTCTCCTGGTTTAGTTAATGCATCATATCCAGATTTAATTACTCTACCTAAATTACCTAAAGACATAGTTCCTTGACTAAACCCATAGGAAAGTTGTCTAGAAGTAGGCGCATCTTCTGGAGAAAATGCTTTAGTTTCAGGAGCTTCAAAGATTTTATCTAGATTATCTAAATATTTTTTATCTTCAAAATAAAGTGGATTTTGAAAAGCTTGGTCTGTTTTAGTAGCCATGATTAAAGATCATCATCAGGATTAGAAAGAATACTTCTTCTTCCTAAAGGATTAGGCGATACTGTTTCTCTATCCATTAAACTTGAAACATACTCTCCTAATACTTTAAAAGGATCACGAATAGTAGGTTCCGTTACAGGTTTTCTTGATGTTCTTATTGGTGGTCTCTCTGGGAACGCACTATCAATTAAACTCTGCACTTTTATAACTTCATCATTAAAAATATCTTCATATTCAGAATTAAATTTTTGATTCCCAAAATTATCAACAAATGTTTTAAGCCTATCAGATGCAATTTTATGTTTTTGAGTAGCATCAATAGTTGAATCATCTGATACATTTTCTATAATTTGATTTATATTAAACTCAAGCTTGTCATAAGTCTCTTTTGATATTTCTTCGTTTCGTTGGACTAACTGAGCATCTTTTCTTACACTAGCTATTGAATCTTTTAACAGTTGAGCATTTTCTTCATTAGTTAATTCTTTTAGAGTAACAGGTCTATATTCATTATCTTTATTTACAACAGGATCTGTAAGTCTTGAAGCAACATACTTCCTAATTCCTTGCCTTACCTCTGTAGTAGTAAAATTACCTAATTCAGGACTTTCATAACCTAATATATATATGGCTTTTTCTGCATCTAAAAATGCTCCTTCAACAAGGCGATCCATATATTTTACTTCTCCTGTTGTTTTAGCAGCTATAGCAGGATTAATATTCCTAAGTAAGACTCCTAATTCTTCTTCAGCTTGATTAATAATTAAACTACTTGCTCTAGAAGATTTTTTAAAATCATCAAAAGTTTGATCTTTATTCGGCCCTTGAAAATAATTTTTTAAAACAAAAATTTTAAATCCTGCAACATCGTTATTCTCTATAAATGTTTTAGCTTCTGGAGCAGTATAAGCCTTATATACCAAAGTCTCTGCTAAAGGATTAACAGTATTAGTTTTCTCTGCTTGTTGTTGACTTTTACTTATGTTTTGTTGTAATCCAAGAAAAAACGCATGACCTGTAAGGGCTTGATCTGCATCTTGCCCTTTTCTAGCCTGAATAGCTTCATAAAGCTCTCTACTATCTGGATCTGTTTTTATTTTCTCTATAAAGTTTTTTACAAAAGTTTCATCGCCTGTAATGATTTGATCAGACGCATCTTCTAATGCTCGAAAAGCCTTACTATCATTCATAAACTCAAATATAAGACTTTTATACTCAGGATCTTCTGAACCTGTAATTAAAAAATTTCTAGATTTTTGTTTAATTTCCTCCATATCTTTTCCAAGTAGCTTATTAAAGCCAGTTGAAAAAAGTTTTTGTAGTTTATTTTTTCCATAATAAAACCTAGTATCTTTTAATCTAGAAGCAATTTGTTCTGGACTAGGAGAAGTATCTAAAAGGTTTAATTGATTTTTAAGAGCTGTTCGATATGAATTTAATTCATTAGTAATTAAATCTTTATCTTCATAAATTAAACTTTTAACTTGCCCTTGTTCTACATCAGTAAGTTTTCCTAATTTAGCAATTTGTTCTTTATAAATTATGTCAGCCATTTTTGTGCTGGCATCAGGAGTATTGTAAAAATCTAATTCACTTTGTATTTGTTTTTTCTGTTGATCAATACTTCTTAGTTGAGTTCCTAGTGTTCTACCTTGTTCAGTATTTAAAAAATTCTGTCCTTTATCACTAAGAAAACGATCTCCTAAAACATCTGTAATCGCTTGCATTCCTGTACTTGCTGCTGCACCTATAAGAGGATTGAGCAACATAGCTTTCATTTGATCTCTTCTTAGATCTTTTCTAAACTTACGTTCTTCATCTTTTCTGCGTTTATAATCAGAAGTAGTGGCTCTACCTAATAGCGAATATATTCCTTCTGCCATTTATCTTGCTCCTAATAAAGAAGGAGGTTGTTGTTCTACCTCAGGAACATCTTGTCTAGGATCAGCTAATAAAGAAGTTCTTTCTGGTAACTCTGCCTCTTCTAGTTGTTCTGTAATTTCTTCAGGAATGTTTTGAGACATTTGTTCTGTTGTCATCATTTCTTCTTCTATGTCTTCTTCATCATCTCTCTGGATAACAAAATCTAACCCCTGTCTTTCTGCTAATGCTGCAATCATGTAGACAACCTGTTCTACCATTGTCATCATTAAGTCAGGATTAATAAGACCTTCAGTAAAAGCCTGATACATAAACACTTGTGCTATATCCATTAATGGAGTTCCCTCTTCTACAGAGTCAAGCACAGAGTTATAGACTTGAGGCTCTAGTAACTTAGAAAAGAAAAATCTAGATGCTTCAACAGGGTCAGTTATAACAGGAGGTTGTTCCCAGGAATATTGATTCTCAGGACTTCTTGTTAAAGATTCCCCTGCTACTGGTCTTTTAAAAGATGTTCCTATTTTGTAAAAATCTTCTTCTACAGTTGCCATTAATTTACCTTATGTAGTCCTTAATCCAAAGTCTGAACCAGGAAATCCAAAATAACCATTATTAATTCCAGCTTCATTCATTCCAGAATAAATAGGAGATAAAAATGCGTAAGGATCTATACTTGAAGCTATTCCATAAGCAGCTCTACTTCCACTAAGACCAGGAACATCAGATTGTCCAGGCATTCCTAAAAGACTAGCCATTCTGACATTTTGAATATCAAAAGCTTGTCTAGTGGGTGTTTCAAGAGCAGAGGAGTCCCCTAAGAAAGCTTGCTGTCCTGCAGAAACAACCGAACCTTTAATAATGTCACCTGGGACTGTTGACAAGTCAGGCATCTTAAAAAAAGATTTTTTAAATGGATTTGTAATATCTGTTTCGCCTTGTTTAAATTTAAAAAATTGATCTCTTTGTTTTTGACCTGCGTTAATAAACTCATTAACAAATCCTGGTTTAGCCTGAACTTCTTTTAAAAATTCTACAGAATTAGCATAGCCTCCATTAGTTCTAAGACTATTAAAATTATCGGCTGCAGTTTGTCCTAATGTATTTTTAATACCTTCCCCAACATCCACTACTAATTGATCTGCTTGTGTAAATTCTATAGTTTCAATAGCATCTTCTGGAACCCTACTTAAAAACTCTGGTGTTTCAGCCGCAGAAAGATCTTGAGTTCCTTTTAATTTATCAAGTCTATTGTCTCTATTATCTATTTCAACTCCACCTATTCTAGTTACATTTAATTGTTTATCTAATGCAGCAGCTCTACCTTCAACACCTGAAAATGTTCCTGCAACAGTATCTTGAAAAGATTTAAAGTTATTGCTTACTTCTGTGCCTACTCTACCAAGTACACTATCTCCACCTGTACCAAAAAATGAAGTAGGGCCAGTAGTTGTAAGTCCCATCCTCTGTCCTATAAACTTAGTAGTGTTGCTTACAAAGCTAGTAGCTGCACTGGTAACTGTTTTAAATCCTTTAGTAATACCTCCTAATATTTTTCTAGGGGTATCTAACATCCATGAAGCACCTTTGATTATTTTACCTAGTAATCCTTTTTGCCCTGCTCCTTTAAGTCCTTGACTAAGAAGTTTTAATGCATTCCCTCCTAATTTAGAAAACAAACTACCAAATATATTTAAACCAGGAATAAACGACAGAGCTATTTGTCCAAAGATACCTAGCTTACCCATCCATTTACCTACTTTTTTAAAAGCACTTTTAATACCTTTTCCAATTTTCTTAAAAACTTTACCAATGCCTTTAAATATTTTTTTAAAAAATCCCATAGTTTAATTACTCCCTATAAGCTTCAGGTAGTTCAAGAACACCTGTATCTCTAATATCTTTTATTGAAGTAGTAAAGAAATCCATAGCTTTAAAAAGTTTTGCTCTTTCTCCTGCATAAACTTTTTCAGTCATAAATGCTTCATTACTTAATATAGCATTAATAGCACTTATCTTTCTTTCCTGACCACTTTGGTATTCTTGAAAATCAAAATTAGCCTGATCTCTTAATGTTTGCCAAGCCTGGGCTAATGAAGTTTTATTCAAATCAAACTGAAAAGCTGCTTGCTGCTGATTAGCTGCGTTAGTAGCTGCAGTATCTGCAAGGTTAGCTTTTCTTCTCCACTCAACATTAGACTGCTCTACTGCTTGAGTATTAGCTATATTAAACTGTTCTACTTGTATGTCCTGTTGACTATTAAATTGTCTAATCTGAGTCTGTATCTGAGCCATAAACTGTTCAGCTTGTAGCTCATTACCTGCATTAATAGCTTCTACTCTATTAGCTTCAGAAGCATTAAACTGCTCTAAGGCATTAAATTGTTGAGTATTAAACTGATCAAGCTGGGCCGCAAGACTTGTTGTATATTGTTGAGTTTGCAAATCACTTGTCGCATTAAACTGCCTGGATGCATTTTGAGTAGCTACATCACTTAACATAATTTGTTGTCTTTGTTGTGAGTCCAGCATATAAGCTTGTTGCTCATTAGTTAAATTAGCCATATTCATAGCTAAAAAGTTTCTGGCATTTTCTACACTAACTTTAGTCTGAGCATCTACTGCAGCTAAATCCATACCTGCTAATGACGTAGCATCTCTAATAACAGCTTGTTGTCTGTTATTTAAATCTTGCAATGTAGAAGTCTGCATAAACTTACTATTAGTCAGTTCTATCTGTTGAGCAGCATTAAACTTAGTTAGATCAATGTTTGCTACAGTAGCTGCATTTTGAACAGCTCTTTGCTGATCTACATTTAACTGAGCCAAATTCATCTGTTGTGCAAGATCAGCACTAATCTTATTAACTTGTAAACGATTGTTTAAATTAGCTAGTTCTGTCTGTTGTGCTGCACTGAGGTTTTCAGACTCTGCCTGATTCTTAGCAGTAAGAAAAGCTAGTCTCATCTGTTGATCATTAGATAAGTTAGCTACTTCCATTTGTTGTTTAAACTCAGAATTCTTTTGTAAGAAGTTAGCAGCTACTTGCATTTCAGCTAATCTTTCCTGATTGGTAGCATTCTGATTAGCCCCTAATCTTTCTGCTTCAATTTGCAAGTTAGCTAGTTCTATCTGTTGATCATTACCAAGGTTAGCCATCGCTGCTTGCTGTTCATTTTGCAAGCTTTGTAGTCTTACTTGTTGAAATTGCTCTGCCTCAGTCATCTGAGCCTGTTGAGTAAACTGGCCTTGAGTAAGATTAATCTGTTGAGCAAGTTGAGCTGACTGAGTTTCTGCCCCTTGTCTATTAGCAAGGTTAGTAAGTCTTAACTGCATATCCTGAGAAGCTTGCTGTAAATTAGCTTGCTGCTCATTAGATAGATTTTGATTAGCTCTTTGCTGTAAAGCTGTAGCATTACTTTGAGCTATAGGTAACGATGTTTGGATAATTGCATTAAATAAAGCATCTCTACCTACTGTAGAAACATTTAACCCTCTAGCACTTAATCTGGACTCTACTGCTTGTACTGCAGGTCTAGCCCAGGAAGGAGTAACCCCTTCATCTATTCCAGCTAATAAGTTTTCTAATTGAACAGAGACTAATGCTTCTTGTGGCAATGCTGCAATAGCTGCTTGCACTTCTACAGGATTATTATCTATCTGAGCAGTTACTTGTGCTGGATTATCTAATATAGCCTCAGATATTTCTGTAGGTAGTTGGCCTACTTGAGACAACATAGAAACTGCAGCTCCTTGTGCTGCTTCTCCTTTTACTTCTCTTCTTTCTGCTGCATCATACCCTACAGATCCTTGAATAATTGCTTCTGTTCCTACTGCAGCAGTTTCTTCTAAAATAGCTTGACGTTGTTGTTTTTCAGCTTCAGGTGTAGCTGATAGAATTACTCTTTGACCAGTAACAGGATCTACTTGAGAACGTAGGTCTTCACCAAATTCAGGCTGGACTCCTAGTGCTTCTCGTTCCTGTTGAGCATCTCTCTCAGCAGCTTGAGTTCTTTGTAACTCTGTTTTAAATGCTTCACTTAATCTATCTACTGTTCCATCTGCATATTGAGTTGCATCAAAATCTAATGTATATCCTTTTTCAGCACCTATACGTCTTTGATAATCAAATATATCAGTGGCTATACCTTGATTAATGGCATCTCTAACTTCAGGATATTTTGTAAAATAGTTAGCTTCTGCTGCTGTATAAGCTTCTATAGCAGGGGCTTCAACACCTAAGTTTTCTGCTGCTGTTTTTACAGCACTTGTATCAACTTTACTTCTTTCTTCAGCAGTAACTGTGTCTGGATCAATATCCTCAACAGCTACTTTTTCTTCATCAGTTAATTCAGATGCTCTTCTAAGAGGTATTAAATTACCTGAAGAATCAGACATTAAACTACCATCTGGATTTCTTCGATATTGTCCTATTCCAAATGCTTCAGTTGTAGTTTCTTCTCCAGTGCCTATTTGAGCTACATCAGCTCTTTCAACAGGATCAGCAGATAGTCCAGGTATGGTATATGGCCCAACTGTTTTGTCTTTAAAAGGAACAGGTTTTTGAGGTTTTACTTTTCCATCCCAATATCGATCAAGTTTTAAAATTTGCTCAATAATGGCATTATGTTTTTGCAACCTGGCAAAATTCCATTTATTCCACTCGCTAGTTGTTTCTTGTCCTTGGGTAGGAACATTTCCAAAATCTGTTGCAGTTCCAGCAGTAGCATATTTTTGTGGTTCAGAATTATTTTTTTGCCACCTATTAATATTGAAGTTATATATTTTTCTTTCATCATAATTAAAATTTAACGCTTCAAGATTAATGTATCCTTGTGTATATCTTCTTAACTTTTGAATTTCTGGATCTAATTTTGAAATAGCATCATTATCCATTAATGATGTTTTTCTATTTTCTACATAAGGAGGATTTTCATCTTCTCCTGGGTAAGGAACAGTTTCTTGTTCAGGTTGTTCTTCTTCTTCTGGAATTTCAAAATCTTCTTCATCTTCAGGGGTTTCTTTTAGTCCCACTCCTTTTAAAACATTAAAAGCTTCTTTAGCTCTTTGTGTTTCATCAGGAAAAGCATTATATATATTTTTTAATATTTCTTGAGTATTAGGAGGCAATGCACTAAATGGAACAGGAACAATAACATTACCTGATCCATCATTAACTCTAATATTTCTTATTTCAGTATTAGCATCAACATTTAATCCACTATAATCAAAAGGACTATTGTTTAAATCTACTGAAGCTTGATCAACTTTTCCTGTTTTAGGTTCAACAGCAGAAACAGTCCCAAAAGAAGGCGAAACTTTTTGAACTGGTACAGCAGCTTTAGCCTCTGCTTCCGCTTTGGCTTTAGCATCTGCTTCTGCTTTAGCTCTGGCTTCTGCCTCTGCTTTAGCATCTGCTTCCGCTTTGGCTTTAGCCCTAGCTTCTGCATCTGCTTTTAACTGTTCAGCAGTTTTTGGAGGGGGAGCACCAATGGCCGCATTTCTTTCGGCTCTAGAAATAATTCCATCGCCATCAGTATCCATGCCAATTGTGCCTAGCCTTTGTAACTCAGCGCGTCTGGCTGCTAAAGCATTATCTTCAGTCGATGTATCTTGATCTTGAGTACCTTGATCTTGAGTACCTTGATTACCTATTGAAGCATTATTATTTTGATTAGCTTGAGCTTCTGCTTGCTGGTTCTTTTGATATTCTTCAGCCGCTTTTCTAGCAGCTTCTATCTGATCTTGACCAATATTTATACCTGTAAAAGCTTTTACTCGCCCACCTCCAGTATAATCCTGTCTTTCTTTTAAGACACGACTACGACCTTTAGCTTCTTTTCGCCTCTTTAATGCTTTAAGAGCTTTTTTACTTTTTGCCATAACGCCCTAACCTTTAAATTTATACAGGCTTATTATCTTGAAGATAAATACCTGAACCAGTAGTAGGTGTATTTTCAGAAAGATAGATATCATTAGCCCCACCTGCTACTTTAGGGTTATCCTTTTGTAAAATATCATTAGCTCCTCCACCTACTGAAGGAGGAGTATTTAGATATATATTACTATTCCCGCCCGATACTTTAGAATTTTCTGGCATATAAATATCATTAGCTCCACCTGCTACTTTAGGTGAAGGTGTATGCTGAGTATTTGTAGGTTGTGTCATTTTCTGTATCTCCTATAAATTAAATATCATTGCAGTCCAGGCTGCTATACCAGTAGTTAAAACTGTGCCTACAACTAACCATGCTAACTTTTCCCAGCGTATAGCATGATTAGATGTGACATCTTTAAGCTCTCTTAGCTCTACCATAGCTTCAGCCCAACGCTCTCCACATTCTTTCTCATGTGTTGCTATTCTTTCTAGAGCTTCCAAAGCTAATTCCAATCCTTTATCTCTACTTTTTTCCATTATTCCCATTCTTTGATGAAGAATAAGCCTGACTTCCAAACCAGACACTAACAACACCAGCTACCGATATATAATATATACTGCTCATAGAGCCTAATATATCTGCTCCTTTATCAAGCTGTAAGTAACTACTTACTAATACTAATGAGGGATATAGTAGCATTCCCCATAAAGCAAACCAGCACATATTCCTTTGAGCATCAGCTTTTTCATTCTGTATCTCTAATTGCTGAAGCCTTTCACTTGTAGCTATTTCTTCATCTGAAACTATGCCATCTCCATCAGTATCATACTGAGCATAATGAGATCCTGGTTCTAATTGTTTAGGATTCATTTATACATCTCTTCAATCTTATTAAGAGATACATAATTATGCATATAATGATCTTTAACCAAACTAGAAGGAACTCCTTCTTGTTGTAATGGTTTATGTCTCCTCATTAAAGGTGGCACTAAAGGTACTATATCTTTACCATGTCTATAGCAAGTAACAGGTATCCTATCTAATAGTTTAAGTCTCCCACATCTAGGAGCACCAAAAGTAACAATCTGTTTAGGATATATTTCATCTCTTACCATTAAAGCACCTACAATAAGTGCTACTGCTCCTCCAAGACTATGACCAGTTAATTCTATATCATCTGGTTCTATATCTCTTTCCATACATTCAGCTAAACACTTAGGTACTAACCTTCTTGCAGCTTTAGCAAATCCTGCAGGAACCCAGCCTAACTCTGACATCCACCAAGGAAGTATTCTTAAATCTCTTAATACATCTTTAGGTTCATCAGTCCCTCTAAAAGCAAATACATTATCTCTAATAATTACTTCTATATTTGATTCTTCAAAATCAACTGAATTATAACTTTCAACGCATATTATGCTTAAATCCTGATGATTCATGTTATCTCAACCCATCTAGTATTAGCTTCATCCCACTCATAATTATGACCAGGACGATCTACTGGAGCTTCCCAAAGATAAGTCGAGTTGTTAAAAACCCAACTATTAAAAGGTTTAACAGGATTAAAGAAGCCTGTCCCATCATATCTATAACCAATTCCTGCATAATTCTTTCGTTGTCTCGCTGCATCGCCACTAACAATTGATTGATCGGCTACTGGTCCTGATGTTGAAGGATCGTAGTAAACTCCTCCTCTCATGTTGTAAGAGGTTTTTACCCAAGTGCCTTCCAGAGTTGCAATATGCTCTGCTTCAGCAACAATGACTGTTTCAACCACTCCATCTACTACTTTTGCATAATGAGCCATAGTTTAGCCTGTGTATGTTCCAGATGAAGTGAAGGTATGATAGGTATATCCTCCAGCAGAAGTGACTGTGCCTCCAGTAGCTTGCTGGCCGCCAGCATATCTAATAATAATGATGCCACTACCCCCTCCTGCGTTAGTTCCGTAGGTTCCGTTCATTCCTCCTGATCCACCTCCAGTATTCGCTCCCCCAGCAAGTGCAGTATATTGACTACCATAACCAGGATAGGTAAACCCAGGAGATCCTCCTCCAGCAGACGCAGATCCATTACTAGCTGTGGCAGATGCTCCTCCTCCCCCAGAGGCATAAGAAGTACCTAAAGATTTCCAATCTATACCAGTACCACCATTGCCAGGAGGAGTTGAACCAGCAGAGCCTTTTCCTCCACCGCCACCGCCTCTCTTTCCAGAGCTACCTGCTCCTCCAGCATTTCCTTGACCACTTGTTCCTGCACCACCAGCTCCATTATTATGGGCAGATCCTCCTCCACCTCCACCAGAGCCTCCATCTCCTCCAGCAGCGTTTCCAGGTGAGCCTCCTCCACCTCCTGTAGCTGCTGTTGAGTCTATGCTGGAATTAGATCCTTGATTTCCCACAGAATTAACATTTCCAGCACCTCCAGCCCCTATGGTAATGGTATATTCTTGTAAAGGCGTTGCAGTAAAAGAAGAATCTAAAGCACCACCAGCTCCTCCACCTCCAGAGCCTTCTAGCTGAGATCCTCCACTACCGCCACCAGCAACAATAAGATATTCGGCTGAATAGGCTGCTCTAGGAGCCTTACTTACACCAAAACCTAATACTCGATACCCAAACATTGAATAATCCTAAGAATCGTTAGCTGCATCAGTTGTAAAGAACAGTTTAATGCCTAATAATCTGGCATCTCCTGATTGATCGTCAGCAGATACATCTCGCATTATCTGAAAGAATGTCATTGAATCAGCAGCAGCATTGGCAATAGTAACTGCTCCACTTACTGCAGATACGTCCATATCATTAGATGTTCCACTATGAGCTTTAGCAGTTGCTACTACATTTGTTCCAAAAGCAGTATTAATACTTCCATCGTCTACTGTAGAACCTCCTGATAATCCCCACGCAACTGTACCTGTATTCGTACCTGTTACTGTAAAGAAAGCCTGAAAAGTAACAGTTCCTTCATTCCAGCTTTTAGGGAAGGCTACAGTAAATTGTGCATTTTCATCAGAACTTGCATCAAAATCTAAACATTTTAATTCAGGCCCATTAGATAATTCTACTTGTGTTAAATCTGCACATCCATTGGTTGAATTTGGATACATGGCTGCTGCAGGAACATAGATTGTTTCTAATCCTGCTTGCTTCAGAGTCCCTACACCATCTAACTTATTTAGTTCTGCTGCAGTAGAGGTAACATTAGTTCCACCAATATCTAAGGTGGTCATACTGACTTCACCTGCTACTGTTAAAACGCCATCTGCTACTGTCATTAAATCAGTATCGTCAGTGTGGCCTATTGTTGTGCCATTAACGATTACATTGTCAACCGTCAAAGTAGTTAGCGTTCCTAGTGATGTAATATTAGATTGAGCAGCTCCTGTAACTGTTGCAGCAGTTCCAGAAGCATTACCTGTTACATTCCCTGTTAATGGCCCTGCGAAAGCATCTGCAGTTACAGTCCCATCAAAGAAAGCATCTTTGAATTCATTGTCAGACTTACCAAGATCAATGATATTGTCTGAGCCTGGGTACAATGCACCATCTTCAAGGATTAATTGCTTTTCATTACCAGCATAGAAGTTAATCTTGTCAGCATCTTCAAAGTCGATCTTGGTCTGATCGTCTTCTCCTATTTTAATATCAGTAGCTAAAAGAGAAGTAATATCTGTCTGGGCTGCATTAATGGTAAATGTAAGATCATAGGGATCTCCATCAGTACCATTATCTGTATCAGTCCAGTTAATATCTATTCCACCGCCTTCAACAAACTTTACTTCTTTAGCATTAGAAATAGTAACTTCAGTACCATCACCATCTTCTAATATCCAATTACTCATTCCAGCGTTGTTATCAACATAAGCTTTAATTGATTGTTGTGAGGCAATAGCAGTAGCACTGTCAGAAGACATATCATCTTCATCAACAAAACTTTTACCATCTAGAATATTTAATTCTGCTGCAGTAGAACTGACTGCTGTGCTGCCTAATACGAATTGACCATCTGGAACAACTACTCTAGCAGCTCCTCCTAAGATTAAATCATCTACTGACGCATCCCAAAGCATGTATGCACTTGCTGCATCACCAAAAAACTTAACATCATAACCAGTATCATCGACACCTACAGTAACAGTAGCATCAATTTGTACTGCACCATCTATATCAACTGCGTCTAAGTTTGTAGTACCATCTATGTCTGCATTACCACTTATATCTAGTGAACCTGCATCAAGTTCTCCTGATAAAGTAATATTTCTAAATGTTCCAATATCTTTATTGGAATCAACAACAACACCTAAACTAGCTGTTACAGTTCCTGCTGTTACCGCATCTAGAACATTTAATTCTGCGGCTGTTGTTGTTACAGCAGTTCCACCAATAAGAAGTTTATCTTTAACTATATCAATAACTGCTCCACCAGCAGTTAATAACTTATCTGCACTTTCATCCCATAGAAGGTAAGCACTTGCTGTAGCTCCAAAGAATTTTACATCTACACCTGTGTCATCTACACCAAATGTAGTTGCTCCATCTATTTGAACTGCTCCGTCAATATCTACAGCATCTAAATTTGTTGTGCCATCTATGTCTACATTGCCAGAAATATCTAATGAAGCTGCAGCTATTTCACCGCTTACATCAACAGCACCATTAATATCAATAGTAGTAGCAGTTAATTCTATTTCTGTATCAGAGACTAAATCTAATACTCCATCAGCACTTTGATGTATATAAGTTCCTGAGTCCCCAAACTGAAATTGTCTAGTGCTATTAAGTAAAATACCTGTATCAGCTACATGAGTAAGTGTAGTGTCTTGATCATCCCCTAAATTAATAACAGCCCCATCTGCCAAGAATAGGTCACTAAACTCTAATGAAGATGTGCCTAAAGCAGCACCATCTGAAGCATCTGGAACAAAAGCTGTTGTAGCTGTAATAGTCGTTGCTTGAAATGTACCATTAGTAGTTAAACCAGTATCAGCTACATGAGTAATATTTATATCTTGATCATCACCAAAATATATTATTGCTCCGTCTGCTAAATAAAGATCACTAAACTCTAGTGATGTAGTACCTAGTGCAGCCCCATCTGAGGCATCAGGTACAAAAGCTGTATTGGCAGTAATAGTTGTACCAACAATAGTAGTAGCAGAGCTTGCTCCAATCGTTGCTCCATCAACTGTACCGCCATTAATATCTGCAGTATCTGCAACTAAAGCATCAGTAGTAACTGTTCCATCAAAGTAAGCATCTTTAAACTCTAATGAACTTGTCCCTAGATCAATATCATTATCTGTAACAGGAACAATAGCTCCATCCTGTACTCTTATTTGTTCTACTGCACTAGAAGATACTTCAACATAAATACCCCATCTATTATTAGTGCTATCAGCTTCAATCTTGTTTAAAAAATCAAGATCGCCAATCTTATAGATACTACCCCCCTGGGCAGATGATCCATCATGTCGATGTCCTGTAGCAGCAGCATCACTAGATGAATAAGCAAATGAATTTAAAAGCTGGTTATATTCATTATTGAATAATGCGGCTGTGATTGTATCTCCATCAGAGATTGTACTTTGTCTTGTATATGAATAAGCCATTTATCTATTTCCTGCCAGAGGGCATATAATCTATATAAAACCCATTAATTGAGTAAGGAGATTTTTGATCATCACTTTTAATTCTAAGTGATAGCGTATACCCGCTTCCTTCTACTGCTTGTCTTACAAGAGGATTTGCTGTTGATCCAAAAATAGCACTACCAAAAGTACTATCTGAGCTACCAAAAGTAGCTGGTAAAGGAATACTGTCTAAAGTATATAAAGCAGGTTGAGGTGTATCTGAACTTTCAAAATCATACTTAACATGTAAAGCTGGCTGTATCTCTCCTTCTGGAGTTAGTGACATCTTTACATATTTAATAGTTTTTCTTGTACCAATATCTCCAAAATCAAGATCAGGTGTGTAATAAAGAGATTCTATATTTGAAGCAGTTCCTGCAGTATTAAATGTACTTCCTGTATCATGGTTATAAATATATCCTGTATTATCTCCATGATAAGCTTGTTCTACTCCATCATCATCAAAATTAGATGTAAAACCATTTGCCTGAATTCCTTTGGTTTCTGACCATTCAAAACCATTAGGAGTTAATGTCCCTATAATTCCTTTAGATACTCCAGCACTTAAACTGGTATTTGTATAAAATAATCTATATTGGGATTTACTTCTAAGAACACCACTACTAATAGTGTAGCTATTAATACTATTAGCAATCGTAGTTACTATTTTCTGTATCTGCCTACTAACAGAACTTAACTCTACGTCACCAATACGAGCTGTACCTGCTACAGTACGAATACCATCAGGGCTTAAAAATACCAGATCACCTCCGATTTCCTGAACACTATGTCCATCCAGACAACCAACATTCTTAGTTATAGGAACAATAGCAATATTGTCACTATCACTTATATTAATAAGCTTAAAAATACTGTTTTTACAGAATATAATAAGATCACTACGAAAGCTGGCAAGCCCTACAACAGCATCTGTTAACTGTATACTTCCTGCTCCTGATCCACTAAAAGAATCAACATCAAAATTAGAACTATAATAAATAGTATTTTTAGCTGTAGGTGCTCCTCCTACTACAAAATGATTTTCATGCATTACGCCTACTGTAGGAGCAGTTGTACTAGAAACTGTTATTTCACTTGCAAAGAAAGTTCTATCTGATAAAGCTCCTGTACCTGTCATTTTAAAAAAGAAAGGTTTATTGGCTCCATCACAGATAAGAAGTTCCCCATAGTCAGACGTACCTTCAAATATTGCAAAAGTGGTCCTTCCCTGACTTGACCTTGCCGATACTGAACGCCCTGTAAAGGTACTGTAGTTATCTCCACTTCCTGAAACACTGGCTCTATTCAATGTTAACCAGCTTGTTCCATCCTGACTAAAAAATATTCCTGTGCCTGAACAGACAACAAGACCATCTGCATAGACAGTCATTCCAAGAATAGCATTACCAGAATTAGGTCTTGCTGAAGATCCTCCTCCATACAGGCTAAACCCATTAATGCGTCTATATCCCCCATCAGGATCAACTTCAAAGTTAAGTAACTCTGTAGCCAATCCAGGGTTTCGCATTAACTCAAGTTGATTTAGATTTACATTTAAACCACCTCGACATGAAAGGGCAAAAGGCTGAGACATTAGAGAAACCTAATTCTATCGTCTTTAAAGTAACCTGGAGTAGATTCCATCAGATTTAATTTCATCAAACGTAAGCCTCTTTTATAATCTTCTGAAGCAAAAGCGGCTGCTTGAGGATTTTCTTTAAATTGATGAATGTAATATCTAGCTCTAGCCAAAAGAACAGGTTTATAAGTATTAGGAAATACTATCTGATCTCCATGAGCATCCAGTTCTGTAGGAAGATCATAAGCATAAAACCATATACGATATACTTGATCTGGAATAGGACTTAATCCAAATTTTCTAAGATCAGGACTTTTAATTACTCTGTCAGGCACACCATAATTTTGAGTATCAGCATCATCTTTATTCTGAGCTACTCTGAAATAATCTTTCCATTCTTCTGTTGTAGTAAATCGTAGGTTTTTAACTGTGTAAGGAGCAGATTCTCCTGATACACCTACAGTAGTTAAAAGAAAATTATCCCAATCAATAGAACCATAATCAGTAGTTAAACTAGAGCTACTGCTTTTTAATAAATACCATCTGGTTCCTGCTACTGTTTCTATGTATACATTTCCATACATAGGATCAGTTGCACCGCTAAGTGCAGTCGCAAGGAAAGGCCATTGAGGTTCTTCATTTACAATATCAAGATAAGCTCTATTAATACTATCTTTAACATGAGCCTGAATACCTATAGCAGATGAAAAAGTAGAACTGGTTAAAGAAACTTCATTTAGTTCTCTAAGTAATTCATTTGATAAGTTTAAATAAGTTTCAGCCATGACTATTTCTTATGAGTTTTTTGAATAGGAAAGTTTACAAACTTACTTGAGCCTTTATGAGGTTTATAACCATCTTTAGGATCTTTCATTAATTTATAGCCTTTCTTTTGTTTCATCCAATGATAGCCTTTAGGTGCTTCTACTTTCATTTAGAGACTTTTATTCTGACTTCAAGTGCATGTTCTTTTTCACCATATCCAGTAGCTACTGCCAGTACATTACTTTTAGTAGCACAATGGCGTTCAAGTTCCTGAATATCTGAATAAGAAGTTTGTGAATTATAAGTATCTGTATTTTCAGCCATCTATTTTACCTTCTTTCACTTTTGATTTATCAGACCTAAAAATTCTGTCATAGTTATCTGAGTATTTTTCACGATTTTCATTTTTAAGAAAACGGCCTCTTATTTTAGAAGTTCGTCTTGCACTCATCCTTATAGGATCTTTTTCACTTCCTAATTGAGGCATATTCTATCCTTATTAAAATGGGGAGCTGCCGAAACAACCCCCCATGTTTTAATATTAGTCGATGCCGTAAAAGGCAGAAACTAATGCTTCACCACGCAACACTTTGGCTCCGTAGACATGAAGTCCACGAACAATATCTCCAAAGCTGTCAGGATCACGAATTACTTCAGTGCTAGTAATCGTCTGAGCTGTTGCAGTAGATGAAATATGTCCAGCAATAACCTTACCTGCTGCATTAGAAGTATCAGCAATGTTATTACTCTTATACATATTAAATCCACGCAATAGACCAGAAGATACCAGACCATTCCGTATCGAACCTTGACCAGCGTTATAGTCTACAGAAAGTAGCTTGGAAGAACTTGAAGCCAGGACTTCATAGAAGTCAGGACCAGCAAGGAACCATCTACCTTCTTCAGGTACATTTTGCTCATCTAGCAAACGAGACATGCGACCCATAACATCGATAGGATCATGCTCTGAAGAGTCAAATCCAATATCTAAGTTACCAGTACCATCAAAAGTACCAGCCGCAAGGTCAGTTGCATTGTCAGAACCTAATACATGATTAGGACTTGACGAAGATACACCTGAAAACATAGCTGCAATTACACCTTCATCAAAGGCATCACGCAAAGCGTAGGCAGCAGATGATGTAGCAACATCACGAAAGTTTACATGAGACATATTAGTTTCAATATCATCAACAATAAACTTGAATGCGTTTGCAGTATCTACGATTAAACTAACTTCAGCGTCAGTCAACTTAGTCTGCGTTACATCCTGCCCTCTCTCATACTGATACACAGTGATTGCGGGTTCTTTAATTATTCTTACTGTGTCGCCATATCCAGCAATTTCGCCAGCATAATCTGTATTGGTTATAGCTTCAGCTACAGATGCTTTACGAAAAAAGTTTAGAACCTGCTTGGAATAGACCTTGGGTAAGAAAAACGAATTGTTTTGATTAGCTACAGAATTACCAAAGTTAGCATTGGTATCTGTACTAGGCTCAAACAAAGCGTCTGATTGGTTATAAGCCATTTTATATTTCTCCTAAGAAAAGAATTTATCCTTTACGAACTCTTCCCTCATCAATAGCTTGTCGAATTTCTTCTTCATGCTTATCAAACTGATCAAGGGACATTTTCGCAATTTCAGTTTCTGTCCAAATCTTTGCTTGTTGTGGTTCTACATTGGTTGTTTTAGTAGAAACCATATCAGCAGCAGATATTTCAGACTGCGGTGCAGAGTTTGAACGTCTTTTTGGAGAGCTTTGTCCTTTCCCAGATTCCATTTTATAAAGATCAATAGCTTTTGATGCTAATTGAACATTATCAGGATTACGATAAATCCAATCTTGTATTTGATCAGGTTGATCTTCAGCCCATGTATGAAAATCATCAGAACCACGAATGTCATCATAGTCAGGATGATTTTGTTTCATTGCCTGTTCAGCTTCACGCATTGCAAGTTCTCGTTCTCGCTGCTCAATAGCAGAAAGGCGAGGTTGCAAATTCTCTACCTGTTCAGATGCAATATTATGCGCTACAGATTCAACTGTTTCATACAAATCAGGATTAGCTTCTCTAAACTCTTGAAGTTCTTCTTGAGATTTAGGAGCTTCGTATTTAGGTTGAGATTCTTGCATTTGAGTTTGTAAATCCAACTCTCTTTGCTTGAACTCGCCCATTTTCTGATCGTAATGTTTCTTTAGATCATCGTATCTCTTTTTATAATTATGGTTAGTAGTAGAAGTATCTTCTTCAGGGGCCGACTTTCTTTTTTGTCGGGTAGCCTTTTCAGGTTTAGGAACTTCATCATCATAATACAATTCATCAGCTTGAGGCATACGTTTACCATCTGCCTTGTGCCAAGGTTTTTTCATATTATAAGGATTAGATTCCCTTTCTTCTTCTATCATTTCTGTTTCAGACATTACTCTTTCCTTTTCTAAGGGGCTTGTTTTCTTGCAAGGTAGCCAATTCTAAACGTCTAAAGAATTCGGGGCTTGTCTTATACAAGGTAGCCTTATTTTAATTTCCACCTAATAAACTAGGAGCACGATTAGCTCTCAACATATTTTTCTTTATTTCATCTTGAGCTATTTTTTCATAATCAAGAGGATTTTCATCCTTTTGCTTATACATTAACATGCCACCTTCTTTTTTAGGTGATCTCATCATGCCACCATCATAGGCACGTTCAGCATCATCCATCATTTCTTGGAGATTGTCTGCACCCATTTGATCGGTAGCTTTTTTGGTGAATACAAACTCGCCATCTGACAATCTGGCAGGTATTGAGTCTGATACACCTGTTCCTGGTCCTTCAACTTCTCCAGAACCAGTAAACTCAGAAGCAGTCGTAATCACCTTGTCAAATATCTGACTTAGTTTTGGATCTGTTTCTAAAGCGTTCATCAAGTAACTCTGTTCTTCATCATCCAGAGATTGATCAAGAACAAAGTCCATGTATTTATCTTCCATTTCTGCATCAGGTAATTGTGATGCTTCAGCTTCTGCCATTTCTTCAGGAGGTATATTAGGATAAGTATCTTCAGGCATATCTGATTCCATCTCTGGTGGAACCATTAATGATCCTTCCTCTGTAGTTATAGGAGAACTAGTTTCTTCTATTACTTCCTCTTTTATTTCTTTACCTTCAGCATAATTTTTTCTTAATAGTGAACCTTTGTTACTCATTATCCTCACTCCTGTTCTTAGCTTCGTTCACGCTATCCTTCAACTGCTCTAGGCGTACCAGCAAATTCACCTTCCCCTGGCTGCGGTATATTTCCTGTTCCGATGTTGCCCCCACCAGTACCTGTAACTCCAAGTCCTTGAGCTTCTGGAGGTAATCCTTCAGGGGTTCCCATAGCTCCTTGTTGTTGGTTATTGGGGCCAGCTTCTTCGCCAGTTGCTTGTCCAGCATTTTGCATTCCTATTATTCTTGCCATAATTGCTGCTTCATCAGGATCATTCATTAACTCATCAGGATCTAATTCAAGACTGACTGCCAATTCACTGATTAGTTTATTAACTTTAATGAAAGGAGCTACAGCAGGGTTTTGTATAGTTTGTAAGAAAGTAGTGAGTCTTTGACTTCTTACTTCTTTTTGCATCAAGCTACTTGTGCCTGTCGCTTTAACTTCAAGATCTCCTTTGACATCCAATTTATCATTAAGAAATTGCATGTTCCATTGAAAGTAAGCTTCTCCAATAGGTTTAAGAAGAAAATCATCAAGATTCTTTATGACTGTTTTAATATTCAAACTAGCTGCACCTAGTAACATTGACATCCCTGAAGCTGTACGAGTCATACTCTGTACGCCTGTCATGCCATGTGAGTAACTAGGTATTCCTGTTTGTTCATCTGCAAGCTGTCTGAACTTATCAAACATCATCATGTTTTCAGTAGAAGTGTTAGGAAACTTTAATCCATTAATTGCCTGACCTGGAACTCCAGCTTGTCGTCTGAATATTTTACCAGGATAGATTTCCATATTCTGTCCACCAACAAGAGCTGATTCATCTACATCAAAAACCAATGAACCAGAAAGAGCCAGATTATCTATTGCCATACGAGCATGACCATTCATAATCTTTTGAGAGTCATCCATATTTTCAGCTACTCCTATACCAAAGAAGCTGTAAGGATTTCTTTCATAAGGAAATGCGTGATAAGGAATTCTAAAAGGTGTAAATGGGTTTACAACTGATCTTAGTAATTTACCATTACACATCCATGCATTGATCTGTACTTCATCAAGATCATCAACATTCTCATCTATTTCCATTCCTATCTGTCGAGCATATTCAGCATCCATGACACCCCAATACTCTATAACTTCATACTGTCCTGCCCCATAAGTTTCAGATCTTGAATCATCTTTTAATGATGACTCATAATCTTTTTCTTCATAATTAGGTCCAGCAGCAAGAGCTTCACGAATTGCATCTCTATTAAAATAAGGCATGTTCGCAAGTGAACGCAATTTTGTTCTATTCATCTTATGACGATGAAAAGCATATTCACATTCATTCATGTTTGTTGCATTAGGATCAGGAAAGAAATCCCAGATAGAAACAAATTCTATACGAGGCACTCTTACATTAAGAGGGCTGTATACTCTGTTTCCTTCTTCATCTTCTTCCCATTTATTTAATGTCTTATTAAAATTAAATGGTCCTTTAACAATACCTGTACCAAACAATGCTGATTCAAATAAAGCATTTCTTATTTCACTTGATCCATTTGATTCTTCAATCTGATCATGGATAAGTTTTTCCATGCGTCTTGAAGATTCTTCTGCAGGAGAAACTCTGAATGCTGTAGGGTCTAAAGAAGGACCATCTACTAATTCATTTTCAAGTGCTTTATCAAGTGGCACAACATCAAACTTACCACTATCAAATGTTGCTCCTGGTTTAAGAGTTTTACCATCTCCTTCATAACCTACATCAAAAGGATTTTCATCTTCTTCAGTAGTACCGCCTTCTCTAGGAATAGAAGTTTCAAGCCCAGGAATAGGAGTATCGTTATCAAGATGGGCATGTGTTGCAATGCCTTCTGGCATTTTTGTTGCTGAAATACCAATAGGAAACTTGTTAGCTCCAAATATAACATCAACTAATTGTCCAAAGGCTGCAAGAACTTTTGTCTTGGTAACTTTAACAAAGACTCTTGATTTTTCAGACTCTCTGAATCTAATATCTTTGTTATACATTCCTCGATAATTTTGATACGCAGTTATCCAACGACTTTCATCATTATCTCTGGAAGCAACAGAGCGAACATATCTATCAGTCAATAACGAAACAAGATTCTGTTTAAGGTTTTCTTCAAGCGAAAGTTCAAGACCTTGCTCATTTTCTACCTTATCAAAATAAAGCTCATTTGCTGTTAAATTCTTTTCGTCTTCAGCCATGAATTATTCTCGTCTAATCAAAGAGACTAGCCCAAGTGGGCCGTACTTGAGCTAGTCAGGAGTATGCCGAAAAATAAATTCCCGACATGAGACAAAACAAGGTTCTTATTGATCAGGTGTAGCACCAAGATGCAAGAACTCAACAAGATAAGTAACAGTCGTTGCAGCAGTTGCAAGATCATTAGCCAAAGGCTTCAAACGAGCATAAAGAGTTCTTGCTGATGCTGAATACAAGGTTGCTGCAATAACAATTGCTTCACTTGTTGCAGGACCGCCTACAACACCAGCAGTTGTTGATGTGCTTACAAACTGGTTAGCTGCGTGTCCATGTGAATTCTGAATAATGTAAAGTGGTGCGTTAGCTGCCCAAGTTACTGCAGAACCACCATCATCAAGGATAGCTTCCTCATCAATAATTTGTCCACCGCCAGCAGCAGTACCTAAATCAAAATCTACATCATCACCTGATGCTCCGGCAGTAACAATGTTACCAGCAGGAATAGCAATAAGATTTTTAATAATAGTATCTGCAGGTTGTGTAAAACTTACATCATACGTTGCATCAGCAGTCACAGCGATTGTGCCTGTAGTTACAGAAGTCCATGAAGTCAGAAGATTGTCTGCAATCTCACGAACATCAGTTGTTCTTGCTGAGTTCCTTCCTGTGTCTCTTACGTTATAAACTGGATTAGCCATTTTTGTCTTGTCTCCTCCCTATGGGGATATTTAAAATTTTCTGTATTGTTTAAATCTTATTACCAGAGGTAGCTTATATAAACTATTATTTAGAATAATACAATAAATATTATTTACAACTAATATCCAAAAATATTATCTGCAGGAGTATAAGCCTGTTCTAATCTTAAATGCCTAAGTTGAGATACAGGATCATTAACTCTTGGTCTGGACATAATCAGATATCTTAAAGCATCGTAAGCGTGGTCCTGTGCTTTGGTGTCTACATCTTCAGGATTAGACTGATCAAGAGGAATACTTTGTAATTCTCTTATTAAATTCGGACAGGTATTAAATATCTGTATTTTTGGTCTGCCGCTTGCCTGTATACGCAGATACTCATGTATCTGTATTTTCCCTTGAATTCTGTTTTTATCAGATCTTCTTAGCTTGTGTCCCTGTTTAACCAGAGTCTCTCCTACAGTAGGACCAGTAGTCCCTGTTCTGTTCCATGCAGCAGTATCAAGAACACCTGGAACTGAAAAAGGATCTTGCATTTCCATTTCTGTAATTGCATACCCAAGATCCTGTCCTGTTAGTCCTTTTTGATATAATTCCCTATATACAATAAGTGTGCCATCAGTAGAATCGACTGTAGCCCATATACAGGCAGACTCACTGGCATAGCCATAGTCAATGCCTTTTGCTCTTTCCCAATTGAAAGGAATCTGAAAAGGAGGGATAACATGTATGTCAATATTGAATTCTGTAAATGCTGCTCCCTCATTAACATCCCAATTACCCTCTAACAGTTGTTTACGCTGTGTAGGAGGCAAGGCTTTAAGCATCTGTTCATAACGACCATCTTCTGCTAAATAAGGATTATCTTCTAATCTGGCAGGGATAAACTTTCTTGTTAGTCCATCAGCCCCTTCAAAGCTAGTATCAGGTATACAGGGATCAATATATCTTTTCTTTACCCAATGTGCTCCTACACCGCCAGGGTTGGCAGTACAACGCATATAAGGGATTATCTTTGAATCAGTAGTTCTTAATCTTGAAGCCAGATAATTCCAGCTAAACTCTGTTGGCAGGTGTGTAATCTCATCAAACCCTATCCAGCTATAAGCTTGTCCCTGATAACGATACACATCTGCATCCCTTTCAAGGAAACCAAACTCTATTTTGGCTCCTGAAGGAAAATTCCACATTTTCTCCACTTCTCTGTATTTACAACCTGGAAAGGCTTTAGGATAGAGTTCTCTTGATTTATCTATGAGTTCTCTTAGTTCCGGCATGGAACGTCTGATAATCAATGCTCTGTGAACAGCTCTGTGTGCGTATCGTAGGGGATCTACAAGCATCGCATAAGACTTACCTCCTCCTGCTGCTCCCCCATAGAGTACATCTGTTTCTGATGCGGCCAGGAATTCTGTTTGTGGTCCTTCATTAGGAGCAAACACAACTGCTTGCTCTATATCATTTTTAAATACGTCTGATATAGGCTCTATGTCTACAACTTTACCATGTATGGTAGATTTATCAGGTTCTTCACTTAGTTTCTTAAATACTTTTTCTTTGTCTCTTAGTCGTTGTTTAGTTGTAGATAATTTACCTTCTAACTGCTTAACACGCTTTCTATCCTGTCTGATGCGTTGTTTAGCATCTTTGTCTTTTTTGACAGCAGAGTGATAGGTGTATTGTCTACGCTGCTTACCTTCTTTCTGTAAGTAGTTAGAGAATGTCTGATGAGATATCTTAGCGTCAGGTATTTTAGATTTAATATAATCTATTGCCTGTCGTAATGAAGTCAGTTCTTCTTTTTCAAAAAGCTGTAAAGCTTCTTCCAGTGTTTCTAGATGACCTGGAATAGCTTCCAGTAGTTTAGTGTCTTCATTGTAGACATAGCCAAAAGGTGTTAACCCTTTGCCTTTAGGTTTAGTCTTTGGAAATCTCATCATAATCAGCATCTACTGTTGATGGTTTCTTTGCAGGAAGAATGAATAATGCCCCTGTATTGTCTGATATATTATGATTAACGTCTACCCTATCTGCTTTTCCAAGCCCTATGCGGTCTAGAATCGTCTGTGCGGCCTGAACTTTAACATTTGACTGTGGGATAGGGGCATCAGCTTCCATGACCTCTACGAGCTTCATAGCAGCCTTAGGAGCTGATTGTGCTAATATCTCTGAAGCCAGCTCTATGATTTCTTCTTTTAAGGCTCTTACTACCTGAGGATAGACTCCTGGGGCGTACCCTGCTAAGTCTGCTGCTATCTTGGCATCACCTCCTGCTGAAACAAGATTATCAAGAAAGCTTTGTTGTTTCTCTGTGTATTCTCTTTTTCTGTTTCTATCAGGTATGTATTGTGTGATGTCTGACATAGGCAAATGAATAAACGTACCAGTAATGGTTAAAGTGACTCAATAGAACCTACCACAAGAAAACAAATAACACAAAGTCTTGCTTATGTTTAATATAAGCTATACAATATTCTAAATAGGTTACTTAGTTAAACTGGTATTTAAATAGTTAAACTGTTTTTAAAATCGTTAAACTGTTTTAAACACAATAAAACAATAATTTATAAATAATTATTTATAATTAGTTTTAACATAGTTTAACTATTTTCTCACTATTCTAAATATTTTCCCTATTTCGTTCCCCTTCCTATTTACATAGGTTAACTATGTTACCTATTGCGCTCCCAGATTTTTAATATATCTGTTGTAGAGTAGGGGTATTAGGGGGTCATTTGTTTCCCCTTATATTGACAACTCAAAATCTCTGAAAATGTATGATATTGCATTTATATATATAGGGGGGGTGGCATGGCCTCCTGCCTACCCTGTTGACCCTATTCAAAATTTGGTTAGTAAGTCCTCACTATTTTTAATTTTTATAAATTTTTAATTTTTGTTAGTGAATACTTACTTACATATTGAAAAATGACCAATTGAAAATTTAGTTAGTGAACGCTTACTTACATTTTTTCTCAATATTGACAATCTATAAGTTAGTAAGCACTCACTTAAAATATTATTTTCTCACACTCCCAATAGATAGCTTTTATCTATCATTTCAAGAATTTAGATAGTTTTAAACTTTAAATATATTCAAAATTCTTGATCTGAAAAAAATCCCATTAGACGCAATTTGAGCCGATTTAAGAAACTTTTTTAATATCTTATATCTAATATTAATTAAAAGAGATCTCCCTAATTCACTTTCTTTCCATTATTCCTCCATACCAGTCCATTATTCTTTCACAACATCTCAATTTTTAACTGGTTTAATGGTTTCCAAGTTAAGACATATTAACCGGCTGATAGAGCTACCACCTTTAGATCTAGTAACTATCAGGAATGAGTAAGGTTAAAAGGGCGTACCTATAAAGGCCCAATCAATAGGTGTAGTTCGTAGGCTATAAGAGGATAAGGAATCTTAATTGCTGAAGTTTTTAAGAGGATAAGGAATCTTACTAGCTACATAGTGCGAATGAATGCATACCCTAGTTTATTTGGGATGTGAACAGCCATGATTCTAGTGTTGGTTGACCCCTGTCACTGGTAGATACCTACTAAATAAGGAAAGGCCGCAATAATAAAGCGAATTTGCGAGAGCAAGCTATTACAGCATAATGAAATAAACGATTTCATATGTGCATTTTTCGGAGTGTGCATATACCAATCGTTTATAAATAAACTTATTAAAAGGAAATCATCATGAAAATACCAGAAATTGGAAACACTAACTTTAAATCTCAACTAAAAACCATTGCAAAAGATACTGTTAACGCTAAAGCAAGCGCAGTTCTTCCGCCTTGTATGGGATTCGTAGCAGATCAAGCGAATCAAGATAGCCCAAACTTTGCACCATTGACGCATATATACAATGTAATCAATGACTTACACAAGCCGAAAGAGTTTAAAGCACTCACAAAAAAGAACATAAAGGAATACGCTGAGAGCATAGGCTTAGAACTACGCAAAGAATCAAAAGCTTTTGGGCTACGCAAAGGATCTAACAAAGCACCATTTGATCCAGAGTTTTACTTGGCTATCGAACCTACTGCTGAAGCTACGCCACTAGAGAAGTTTGAAAAGGCTATCAAGTCAGCCGATAACAGTGGGCTATCTATGGATGAGATGTTGGAAGCTGTAGGCAAATTCTACGAAGTAGAACTAGAAGCCTTTGATCCGATCCAAAAACTTGAAGCGGTAGTCAATGGCTAACATTCACCTAAACCTAGCATCTATCAAACTAGATAGGTGCATAGGTTTATAAGTATACATTTGAGATAGTGTATACCTATAAACCAATAACAACGTATAAGTCCTTGTTGTAAGGAGGTGTAACAATGTACAGGGCAGGATTTACTACTTTATACAGAGCATTTAATCAGAGCAACGAACTGCTTTATATTGGTATATCATGTTCAGTAATGAATCGTATGCAGGGCCACAAAGGACAATCTTGTTGGTTTAAAGAAATGACAACGCTAAAAACTGAGCATTACGACACAAGAGAGGAAGCTTTGACTGCAGAATCAAAAGCAATCAAAGAAGAAAAACCCAGGTATAACGTGCAGGGTAGAGCTAAAAAACAAAAAGATATTGAGAAGAATTACGACAGAATAATTTATGAAAATGATGACAGAAGCGAACTAACTAAGCTTTA